GCATCTACTAATTCTTTATCATAATCTTCACATAACATCTTATATGTTTCATAATATTCTCTAAAATCTTTCTCTCCATGTTCCTTAATGAAATCCACCATATCGTTATATTCCCAACAATATTCTTCATTATACTCATCAAGAAGTTCCTGAGTCTCCTGTTCCATTTGTCCAATTGGTAATCCTTGTCTAGTCATAAGTTCTCCATTCATTAATAATACAATTTAGAGGTAACTAACATTTAGTAGATGTAATATTATTTAATTCTAGTTGATAATCTCTCATCTAACTTATCAGTAATGCCAAGTCTCTCCATTTTATCCTTCATTCTCTCTTCTCTGAAGTCATCTAAGTTGTTGATAATTAAACTTATCTTCTCATTAGATTCTTTGAGTTCCTGATGACTAATGAATAGAGAACTATTTAATAACTTCATTGCAATAAGTGAAGTTGGAATTGCAACAACAACTCCTGTAAAAAATGCTGTAATCATAATATTAGTCCATTAATTTTTCAAAAAAGGTTTCTATTTCTTTTGGTAGATCATCTATCATTCCATTATCTCTAAGTAAATCATAGAGTTTAATTAAATGATATTGTTCATCCCATGTGATTTCATACTTGTTCATAATAAATTACCTTTAATAGAATTAAGTTGTTCTTGAGTAATACTTTCAGCAAAATTTTCTTCATCTTGAAAAGGTAAATCAAATCTTACTATTGCATGATCTGTATTATCCTGATAATCTTCAATTTGTACTGGACACTCATTTAACCACTCTTGAAATTGCTCATATCTAGATTTTGGTCTAGGATGCAATTCGTTATACTGTTCCTGTTGATAAGTTTTCTTCATTACAATTCCTCTATACTTTCAACAACCCACTCTGATGTATATTCATCTTCTACATCAAAAGAATTAACATTAGCATGAGCAAGTGTCTCTGCTTGAATTTCATTTTCTGCTTCAACTAATATTGTGAAGTAATTAACCTCTGAACATTGTATGCGAAATTGGTTCATGCCTTCTCCTCTTTTTTAACCTTAAGTTTGGTTGCAGTAGTAGCAGTATATACTCTACCCTCTTCCTTCCATTGCTTGATAAATTCTCTTCTTTGAGTAGATAGTTTATCATACTTCTTTTTCTGCTCACCTGTAAAAACAAAATTGTTGTTTCTCCATGTTTCAGTTAAAGATTGAAGTTCTCTTGTAATTTCTGATGATGACATTATTTTTAGTAGTCTCTACATCAATTACGCAATTTAGAGGTTACTAACATTTAGTGAGAATATTTACTTTCTTACTTTACTAATTGCTGCTTCACCTTTATTGAATACAGTATCAACAACACCTGATAATCTTTTAGATGTAGAGATACCAACCTTATCCCATGTAGGTACAACAATTAATCCATACTTCTTATTGTTATCACCAGTTCTAATAACTCTACCTATTGTTTGAGATAAACCAATCACATCCATATTTCTAAGAAACAATGCTGCTTCTAATCCTTTTACATTGATACCTTCAGATAGAATACTATGATGCAATACTACAAATCTTTTATCAGGGTCTTTACCCCATGTATTGAGAGTATCAAAGAATATATCTCTATTGACTTTCTTACCATCAATATATGCACCAGTTTTTGCTGTAATATACATACATGAATAATCTCTAGACTCTAGTTCCTGAGTGAAGTTTGTCTGGTCAATTAGTTTAATTATTTGTTTAGTTGATCTTGCACAAATTAATACTTTTTTAACACTAATATCATCAATAGTATCAACAATATGCTCACTCTCATTAACTTGTTCCTCTCTAACATCTATAGTCTTAACTATCATTTTAGGTGGTAAAATATAACCTTCATCAACTAACTTAGGTGCTGGAATATTAACAATAACTTTACCATAAACATAACCATCATTCATTCCTGGTTTACTAATAGTGAGTGAATGTTTAGGTGTAGCAGTAAAGAAATAACACCTATCTGCTTCTGCTGAATAATACTCAACAGATGGAAAAAAGTTCTTTGCTGTACTATTATGTGCTTCATCAAAATATATTGTATCAACATCAATATCTGCTTCTTGTATCCTATGTAATGAATGATATGTAGTAAAGATAATTGTATGTAAATGTAAGGGATATATACAAAATGTTTTTATCTTCTCTGGTTTTGTAGTGCTAGTATGATGTGTCTCTCCAGAATGAACATGAAGTACATTGACACCAGTAATTTGCTCTAGAAACTCCTCACATAATTGTTGTGCTAATAATATTCTAGGTGCAACTACAACAAAAGTTCTTCTATAATCTGCTTGATTGATCTCTCTCTTAAGATCTTCAATCATGCACATAGTTTTACCACCACCAGTAGGTACGATAACTTGACCTTTTTTGTGGTGCAACATCTTATCTAAAGTGGTTGCCTGATGTGACCTTAACTTGACTTGATTCATATTTAAGTGTTCTTACTTATTATGCAATTTAGAGGTAACTAACTTTTAAATCTACCATTATTGAAATTAGCATAAGCAAATTCTGCTCTATCAACTAACTTAATTATACCATACTTAGTAGTCATAACAAATCCTTCTCCCTTGATTTCTATACCATCAACATAACATTTAGGTGAACCATATACAATAAAAGTATCCATCAAATCTTGCTTAATCTCTAAGATTAATTGATATAGATTAACAAGATGATTACAACCTAGTATCTCAAATAGATTATAGTCAGATAACTCTACATCATTCTTGATAAGTTGATTAATTGCTGTCTTTGCTATCTTTGCTTCCTTTGCAGTTAGGAAAGTAACATTATCTGTTCTTACTTTTGGTGGTTTATGGTCATCAAATACCTTATCTACAGTTGGTTGTATCCATTTAACATTATCATTATCAGTTAGATAATATACATTTGGTGTTAATGGTTGAGCAACAGCATCTAATAATGTGGTCTTAGTTTTGTAGAAAGTATGAGGTGCTAGTATAATCTTTTGAGTAACTACATCTGGAAAGTGATACTCTAAAGTATTAGGTCTGTATATATTACTACCACCAACACCAATAAAATCTGCCTGTATAATACCATCAATCTTAGGTAGGTATAGAATACAATTAATTAATACTCTGATTAAACTATCATGTGTTTTTCTATCATACTTTCTGAATACATCTTCAACAGTATAACAAATCATATCTTTCTTCTTATTGAATACACTCTTAGTTCCTACAAAGAATTTACCATTCTCAGGGTGAGTCCCAAATACAACAGCAGGTGCACCATCAATCTTAAGTGATAGGTGTGCTGTCTCATATAGTGCATCAAATACTTTTATATTACCCTCTAGTATCATGTCCTCTGGATGTTCAAGATGTAGATTCTTCATAATTTAATAACTCTCACTTATAGCGCAATTTAGAGGTAACTAACATTTACTGGCACTCTTTCTTGTATTAAATCACCATAATCCTCATGTAATTCACATCCAATATAATACCTATCTAACATTTTTGCTACCATAGCAGTTGTTCCTGATCCCATAAAAGGATCAAGAATAATATCTCCAACTTCACTACCTGCCTTGATACAAGGTTCAATTAATTCAGGTGGGAATGTTGCAAAATGTGCACCCTTATATGGTTTCTTTGTTACTGACCAAACAGATCGTTTATTCTTTTTTGTATAACTTTTTGTAAGACCTGAATGTGGTTGTAATCCTGTTCCTTCATTGTGGTATTTTCCTTTACTTCTGTCTCTTGTTCCCCAATCTTGTTTGACTGGTTCTTTGATTGCTTCATTGTTGTAATAATACTTTTTGTTCTTGGATAATAAAAAGAGATACTCATGTGACTTGGTGCACCTATCTCTCACACTCTCAGGCATAGGATTAGGTTTATGCCATATGATATCCTGCCTTAGATACCATCCATCTGCACGTAATGCGAATGCTAACATCCATGGTATACCTATCAGGTCTTTACTCTTGAGGTTATGCAGTTTGTTACCACGTACAGGAGAGAAGTCAGGTAGATCTTGCTTGGTTCTGGATACTGTCTGTTTAGGATAATTACCATCTGACCTGTAATTATAATAT